GAAGTTCATAAGAGAACTGCATAGAATTAACGACTCTATGTGAATATTTTGTAGGAATAGCTGGTACTGCATTAGGTCTCTTAGCTTTAAGTGGTAGAAATAGTGGTTGGAATTTGTTTGGTGGTAGTTCTTCTATGCCTGAAAATGTAAATATTATGGCTTCAGGTTTAGGTACTGCTAATGGCACTAATGCTCCTACAGCCTTTCAAGCTTGGGAGAATAGCTGTTCAAACTATTTAAAAGCTACTACTAATTTCTATGAAGGGATGCTTTCAGAACAAGAGCAAAGATTCAATGATAGACAAACTATAGACAGTCAGTTGTTTAGTGTTTGGAAATCTCAAGTAGATGGTGACTTTGGTCTTTATCAAAGTCAGAGAAATGGTTTTGATGGTATAAACAAGAAATTGAATGAAAGTGCATTTGCCCTTTATAAGAGCCAAAGAGATAACTATGATGACCTTTCAGGCAGAATAGCTCAACTTGAAACTAAGCAAGCTGTAGCTGATGCAGTAGAACCTTGGAGAGCTAAAGTTCTTAATATGCAGATTAACAGTGTAAATAATGCAGCTCAGAGTGGTATTGCACTTGAAGCTGAGAGAAGATGCTGCAATGATGGTAAGATTGTGAACTATGCTAATAGTACTTTCTATCCTATTGCAGTAGCTAATGTAACCACTGGTACTACTACAACTTTAAGAAACTTGTTTAATCCACTTCAAAGTGGATGTTCTTGCAGCTGTGGTTCTACAGTACAACCTAACATCTAAACATTAAGGGAGTAGCGATACTCCCTTATTTAAATACTAAGTTTTTATGTATCCAATAAATCAAGTTATATTAGGTAATACAGACCCAATGACATCTACCTTTGATAATATAGATGCTCAGATGCAATTGTATCAAGCTAAGCTGCAACAATTAAAAGCAGTACAACAAGCACAGTCTGTAAGATATATATGGGATGATATTGATGCTGAAGTTACTCCTTTGACTGCAGAGCAGAGAGAAAGACTCTTTCAAGACTCTGACTATGCTGAAAATTACAAGGAACTGCAAGCAATGGTTCAATCTGAGATACTCAATTTAGTAAAGGGTAAAATTGAGAATAATGAAAGAGGTAAGGAATTATTAAGTAATCAATTAAAGATAGTCAAAAAACTCAAGACTAAGATTATCAATGATACTAATAGAGAAATGGAGATGTTTATGAAATTCAGGGAATATACTAAGCAACACCCCGAAGCTACTTATGAAGAATTTTTAAAGACTAACATATGACTACAGAACAATTGATTATTAAACTTAGAGAGTTCCTATTTAACCAAGTGACTAATCTGGCTAAAGATAACCCTATGGTTAGTTTCTTAAAACCTCTTCTTACCAGAGCCATTGATAATAATATCCCTAAGGCTAAGAGCTTACTTAGTATGTTGGCAGACTCTGAGGGTAATATTGATATAGAATCTATTATATCAGAAATGGTAGAATCTGTTATTAATACAAAACCTTTTACATTCAGTACTGGATTTATGGGGGATATTATTATAGGTGATGGTAATATTAAATTACAAGTACCTGTAATAAATAAAAGCTTAGTGCTTAATTTAGATGACTTAGAGAATTTAAAGGAGTTATTAACATCTAAATCATAAGTATTATGGATGATGCAATGCTTATTAAGTATCTAAGAGAACATGGTATGGGGCCTAAAGTAGATGAGGTACTAAGTGAAATGGCTTTCAAGCAATTTTCAAAGAAAACAGGAAAAGAAGATATGGAAGTGGTAATGGCGGAAGAAGAAATTGCAGGAGACCATTTTACAGAACAAGAAGCTAAAGAATTAGTAGCATCTATGTATCATTGTCATGCAGGAAGAAAATATATAGGCGAGAAGTTTTCTTTATCTAAGGCTAAAGAAGTTCATGAGAAGTATAAAGGAATGTTACCTTCTTCTGTTACTTTAGCTGATATATATGTAGCAATAAATGCTCAATACCATGACTATATCACTTTATTTAAGTCTTGGCTTGGAAGTGACATAGAAGATAAAATAATAGAGTCTGCCCTTATATTTTGGTTCTGTGATTCAGATTATAAAGACAACTCTAAAGTTTATAGATACTTTCATAATTAAGGGTGACTAGAAATAGTTACCCTTTTTATTTGTACGTATGTTAAGTATATTTATATAGATTGTATAATTAAATAATTTAAAGTATTGTATATTTCTTAAGTTCCTCTTAACTTTGCATATAATTTAATGACATATTAGGAGGAGAGAAATATGGATGAGTTATCATTAGATAATATACTTACAGGTTCTGAAATAGATAATCTGTTTGTAGACAATGATGTACAGGAAACTGGAGAGAAACCTGTAGAAACTTCAGATAAACCTGAAGAAACAGAAGAAAAGAAAGATGATACTACTGAGGTTGATGTAAACAATTTGTTTGCTAATAAACCAGAGAGCGTAGGTAGTGAAGAAAAAATAGAGGAAAAGGAAGATACTACCTCTGATAAAGGCAGTACTTCTCCCAAATTTTACTCTTCCATTGCCAAAGCCTTTGCAGAGGAGGGTATCTTCCCAGACCTTAATGAAGATGAAATTTCTAAAGTAAATACTCCTGAAGAGTTTAGAGACCTTATAGAAAAGCAGATTAAGGCTAACTTTGATGAAAGACAAAAGAGAATTGATGATGCTTTAAATGCAGGTGTTGAGCCTGATGAAATAAGACAATATGAAGGAACTATCAATTATCTCGACTCTATTCAGGAAGATGCTATTACTGCTGAAACTGATGCAGGAGAAGAACTTAGAAAAAGACTGATTTTTCAGGACTTCATTAATAGAGGATATAGCAAAGAGAGAGCCAATAAAGAGGTTCAAAAGTCTCTAAGTGGAGGTACAGATATTGATGATGCAAAGGATGCCTTGGAAGGATGTAAAGATTTTTTCTCAAGCAAGTATCAACAACTTGTTGATGAAGCTAAAAAAGAATCAGAGAAAGCTATTTCAGATAGAAAGGCACAAGCTGAAGCACTTAGAACATCAATACTTAATGATAAAGAAGTATTTGGTGAATTGGAAGTAGATAAAGCTACAAGACAGAAAATCTATGATAACATAGCAAAGCCTGTCTATAAAGACCCTAATACTGGAGATATGCTTACTGCTATTCAAAAGTATGAGCTAAATAATAGAACAGATTTCCTTAAGAATCTTGGATTAATATTTACTCTTACTGATGGCTTTAAAAACCTTGATGGTCTGGTTAAAAACAAAGTAAAGAAAGAAGTAAAAAAAGGGTTCAGAGAACTGGAGAATACTCTTAATAATACTGCAAGAACCTCAGATGGTAATCTAAACTATGCAAGTGGAGTAGATTCAGAGTCCTTTATTGGTAAAGGCTGGACCATAGATGCTTAACATATAGAACATAATTTATAATTAATTTTTATTTATGGCTGGAAAACTGAATAAGTTCCAAATGGTAGGCTTTTCTCATTGGAAAGGTCTTACTAAAGAAAACCATTTGGGTCAAATTTTTCAACTTGCTCCACAGAAAGCCACCAATCTAATGGTTCAACTGTTAGCTTGGTATAGAGGCAAAACTCTTGACACTTTCTTGAATCAATTCCCTGTTAAAGAGTTTGATGATGATAGTGAATATTATTGGGATGTAATTGGTTCTTCGAGAAGAAACATTCCTTTGATTGAAGCAAGAGATGAAAATGGTATTGTAGTAACATCAGAAACTACTTCTAATGTAGGTGCTGGTACTGCTCCATTTAAACTTGTGTTCCCTGAAGATTGGTTTGCTGATGGTGAAGTAATTGTAGGCAACCTTAATGAACTCTATCCTATGAGAATTCTTGGTAATCCAAGAATGGAAGGTACTAATGCAGTATATGATGTAGAACTTATGGGTGGTAACACTCAAGGTATTCCTGCAGAGAGACTTCTTCCTGGTGAGAGAGCTCTTTCTAGAAAGGTAGGTGATGTTAGATTTAGTTCTCCTGTATCAATGAGAAATGAATGGTCTACCATCAGAATTCAACATAAGGTACCTGGCAATATGCTTAATAAGAAACTTGCTTGTGGTATTCCTGTAACCAAAGAAACTACTACTGGTTATACTAAGGCAGTAGTCAATATGTGGATGCACTATGTTGATTGGGAAGTAGAACAGACGTTCTCTGAATACAAGAATAACCTTCTTGCTTTTGGTAGAAGCAATAGAAATGCCAATGGTGAATACATGAACATTGGTAAGTCTGGTGAAGTAATTAAACAGGGTGCTGGTTTGTTTGAACAGATGGAAGTGGCTAATACAATGTATTATAACAAGTTTAGCCTTAAACTTCTTGAAGATGCTCTTTATGAATTATCTGCAGCTAAACTTGATTATGGTGATAGATACTTCATCATTAAGACAGGTGAAAGAGGTGCAATTCAATTCCATAAAGCAGTACTGCAAACAGTATCTGGTTGGACTCAATTTACTCTTAATGGAGATGCTCTTAAGATAGTTGAAAAGACTCAAAGTAATCTTCATGTTAATTCTCTTGCAGCTGGCTTCCAGTTTGTAGAATATAGAGCACCTAATGGTGTTAGAGTAAAACTTGATGTCGACCCATATTATGATGACCCTGTAAGAAATAAGGTACAACATCCTGATGGTGGTCCTGCCTTCTCTTATAGATATGACATCATGTATATTGGTACTATGGACCAACCTAATATCTTCAAATGCAAGATAAAAGGTCAAGATGAGTTCAGAGGTTATCAGTGGGGATTAGTGGCGTAAGCCTTTACACATTTCTCAGTTCCCAAAGTCTCTCACCTAGAAACAGAAGTAGAGTAATAAAAAACAAGGTTAATTGCTGGAAGTTCCTTAGAGCTTAATAAACTACAAAGTAACTAGTAATAGTAAGCTTGAATGTTTAAAAATTATTAAGATTGGATAACCAGCAGCCAAGCAATTATAATTCAATTTATAATTGAAGGTTCAACGACTATCCTATATGGAGTAAGTTTCAAGTGAAACTGAAATGCCTTGCTCAACAATAGTTGATGAAGATATAGTCTGACCTTTGATGAAAGTCAAAGATAATGCATGGCAACGATGCATTAGTAACATTAAAATGTGAGAAATCCATTTACTGGCCAACTTGGTAACCAGTATATGTCATATGATGAAGACTCAGCTACCTTCCATAGAATGGCTACTTTAGGTATCTGTGTTCTTGACCCGACTAGAACAATGTCACTTATTCCTGCTGTATTGCAGGGTTAATATAAAGGGGGAGGAGTAAATCTTCTCCCCCTTTAAATTTTTAAATTAAGGAGAAGATAAATGGCTAAAAAAGAAATGGAAGATTTGGCACTTGATATTGAGCTGCCATTAAAAGAAGTTACTCCTAAAAAAGAAGTAACAGAAGGACATCTTATAAGCTGTCTAAGAAATGAGAGAGTTATTATACGGCATATACCTAAGGTAAGTGGTATGATTACCAATCCTAAACATATATTATATGGAGGTATGGCAGATACTGCAGTTAAAGTATATACAGTACCTAGATTAAGTTCAGGTATGTATGTTAATGTACTTACTGACCAAGAAAAAGCATTTCTTGAGGAAATGCTGGACTTAGAAGTAAATGCTCTTTCAGTTTATAAAAAAGAAAATAACTTCTGGGATGATAGTAATGAAAATGGTATATCTAAAGTAAGACTTACTAAACAAGATAACTATTTAGACCTTTCAGACCCTGAAGATTATATCAGATATAAAATATTGCTAGCTAATAAGAACTTCATAGCACCCTCATTAGAAGCATTGCAAGATGCTCCTAAAGCAAGTTATCAGTTTGTTATAATCTCTGAAGGAGATGAAACTAAGAATGCTAAAATCAATATGAGCACTACAATGCAGTGCTATAAAGAATTTGGTAAGGTTGAAACAGATGTTGATACTCTTAGAGTTATTATAGAAACTATTGATGGTAGACCATTGTCAGCTACATCAAAACTTGAATTCTTACAAACTAAAGCTAATGATTTAATTCAAGCTGATAGTAAGCTATTCTTGAAGGTTATAACAGACCCTCTGTTGTCAACTAAAGTTCTTATAAAGAAGTCAATTGAAGCAGGTCTTATTTCTAATAGAGGTAACTTCTTATATCTGAGAAGCGATAACACTCCTCTATGTGAAGCTAATGAAGAACCTACTTTAAATACAGCAGCTAGATACCTTAATAGTCCAAAG